AAGGTGTTTTGAGATACAAGGTTTTGCAGGGCGACTACCGCCGCTGCGTTACACACAACCGCGCTCAACATGGCTTCGCGGTCCGAGTCTTGGCGCCGCTCCGAGGTCTGCAGGCGCTGAGAAAGGTTGTCGATGACCGCCCCCGCCCGGCGCGAACTGCCCGCGAGGTCGTCAATCTGGTCTTGCTGCTGCATACCGCGCAGCTGCTCCGCGACCACTGCAGATGCAGTGCTAACAGCGGCACTTGCTTGATCCTCCCGCTCCGCATCCTGGCGCCTTTCGACCTCCAGCATGCGCGAGATCAAGCGAGAGATTTGCTCGCCCGCCACACGCTGCACTTGCTCCTGCTGGTCTAGCCGGTCCTGCTTCTGCAGGCCGCGCAACTGCTCGGCAATCAACGCCTGCGCCTGCGCTGCCAGCGGTGCCGCCAGGCTCAAGTTAAGGCCTGCGCCCGTCGAGGTGATGGTCACGCTGTCAGCGGGTAGCGCCTCGAGCGAAAGGTCGTAGGCGAGCAGCAGTTGCGCGGTCGGCGACTTGTAGGCGAGAGCGGTCGTAGGGTCGGACCACACCGCGAGAAGGGTGCCGTCAGAGAGATAGAAACCCACCTCCTTGACCCAATACTCGAGGGCGTCATCAGCGACCGCCGTCAGGTGCAGAAGGGTCGAGCTCAGCTTTTCCCCATCCGATACCCGATACATGCCCTTGCGCGTGCGCAGTGCGGTTTGCGTCTTGTTCGGCGTATAGCCGGAAGTGCCAAGCCCGATATGGGTGATCTCGGCAGCGATTCCCGTGTTATCCGCCCGCCAGATGGCCGAAAGGCCTGCAGTCGTGATAACCGGCTGTAGCGGCGTGGTCATAGTTAGACGGCCTCCATGGTCACCCGTACAACGCTGCGAGCCGTGGCGGCGTTGGCAACGATGATCGGGCTCTCGGCTTCAATGGGAACGCCGACAGCGTCGGCGGTGTGGTGATAGACGGCTCGGATCTCGCTTGCATTTGCGAGCACCAGGCCATTTGCCGCGTCATCAGGTTGGATTGCCCGGGCGACGAGGGTCCGGCGCTCGAGGCTGCGAGCCTGGGCGGCGCTTGCCGCAACCCAGCCGCCAGAGAACAGGGCCCCGACCTTTAGCGTGTAGCCGCTGCGCTCGCTCTTTGCCGCGTCAATGGCAGTGACGAGCCGAGGGAATAGCGAGTCGGTGATGATCGTTCGCCCATCGCCTCGATTCTGGTTAACCCAGGCAACCACCTCGAAGGTGTAGGGCGCGCCCCTGGGCTTCTGCCTGTACCAGGGCAAGACATCCGCCGTCAGCTGCATCCCCTTGAGCGCGCTCTTGATCGCGGCCGTGGTGCCGGCGAGGCGCTTGGTAGGCCATGACATGGCCACCATCGAGCGCTTCTCCTCCTCCGAGGCGTCCGTATCCCACTCCTCGACGCCCCGGTCGGTGGCCAGGTACGACAGGAAGTCGACAGGCGCCTCGGCGGGCGTCATCAGCTCAGGAAACGGCGGAACGATCTGCTCAAGTAATCGAGCAAAGCCCAGGTCAAGGCCCTCCTCGAGGCGCGATCGGTTCGCCGGCAGAAGGCTATAGCGGCGCTCCTCGGCATAGTCCGTCATAGCGTCTTGACCTCGAGATCAATGCCCGTACAAAACGGCGCCTGGCCGTCAGTCGTGACAATCGGGTCTAGCGGCTCAAGTAGCTCGATGCGAACAGCACCGCCCTTGTGCAACTGGTAATCGATCCAGCTCGGGTCTACACGCCCGCCCAGGACGTGACAGTCATCGGCATAGGCCTGCAGCTCCTTGATGGCCGAGGCCCGCACGAGGCTCGTGTCCGGCCCCTTGTTGATGTAGACCACGGCGCGGATCTTGTACGTCTTGATCGCCGCAGCCTGCACAGTGACGCTATCCGTCTCCGGCACCACATCATCACGAGCGAAGTGCTTGCGCACCGCCTCGAGCAGCGAGGCGTCGGGGACGCCCGTGCCATCGCGCCCGAGAACCGTAACCGCTACCTCGCCCGGGGCGGTGCGGCGGCCGTTGCCGTCCTTGACCTTGGCGGCGTTGCCATCAGGAGAAAACGTGTAGGTGGCCACCACGACCCCAGGCGAGGGAACCTCGATGGCCACCGTGGCACGCTCGCCCAGGGTGACCACCTCTCGCCGGTAATGCAGCCTCGATCCCCCTGCCGGAGCGTGAGGCGCAAGGTAATAGCGAATCCTGGCCGACTCGTCGCTCTCATAAACAGGCTCGACCGGCGGGAATGCGCTAGGGTCGCCCTCCGAGATGACCTGGCGCTCGAGGCCCATGTCCGCGAGCCTGGCGTCGAGATTGCTGCCCTCTGCCCACCATGCGAGCATTTGCTTGATCTTGGCGTTGTACTGCCGCGAGTGCGTCTGCAGGCGCACCGTGAACGCCTCGAGCAGCATCGTCACAAGCTCGGCCTCGTTCTCGAGGCTTTCCTGCAGCCTGGCCGCTAGGGCCGCATCCTTGGCAGCCACATAGCTGACCACGAACGCCTTGAACTCCTCGAGGAGGGGCTCGAAGGCTGCGACCTTGACGATTTCCGGCTCAGCCAGCACGTTTTGCCCAGGGATAAGCGCCGAGCTCATAGGTCCACCTCAAATGCCATTTTTCGATTGCGCCAGGTGCCCGAGATCTGCAGCACCAGGCCCGCGCCCTCGGTGCGCCGCGAAGCTACGACAGTGGCAGGCTCGAAGTCGGTGACCCCGTTTGCCTTGTTGTAGAAAGCCTCTGCCACATAGCTCTGCGCGAGGATCAAAGTGCCGTCGCCCAAATTCTTAGCGAGCAGCGTGGGCAGCTTGCAACCGAACTCCGGTCGCTTCTGCCGAGTGCCGAGCGGGGTGGTAAGTACCCGCTTGGCGCGCTCGGTGAACTGCAGCCAGTCGTCTACGGCGCCGCCCTGAGTGGTCAGGCCGATCATTGAGGTATCCCGCCGAGGCCAATGCCGCCGGAGTTGATGTGTTGATGGCTGAAACCGACGTCCTTGCCGTTGTGATCGAGCAGCGGGCCGAGGACATGAACGCCCTCAGCGTCGATCTTGAGGCCCACCGGGCCGAGCATCACCTCGATGACCTCGCGGCTTGCCTTGACCGTCGCCGGGCCGTTGACCCACTCGAATTCGCTCGAGCCGTGGTCGTAGCTGCTTGAGGAGCCGTCCGGGGCGACTTGCTTGCGTACTTCCGCCTTTGCCGAGGGTGCGGGGTACTTGTCGCTCGTCAGGCCGCACAGCGCCGCCGTATGGGCCCCGCCGTCGCCCCCGCCGTAGTTGATGAGGACGCATTGCTCACCAACGGAAGGGACGCGGGTTTCACTGACCTCGCCGGCCGAGGGGTTGAACCATTTGACCGGCGGCGTCTTGAGCTCGCCATGAGAGACGGTGCAGGTGCCCGCCGCCGCGTCGACACTCTCGATGGTGCCGATGCGGTTGTGGTTGTCCGCGCGTCGCCGCAGATCCTCGAGCTCTGACTCCATTTCGGCGATGCGCTGGACCAGCGGCTCCATGGCCTGCTCAATCATCCCTTGAATCATCCCAGCGCCTCGAGCGGCTTGTAGGCCTCAGGGTCATCCACCGAGGGCACCTCCCACTTGAAAGCCACCAGCGGCATACCGAGGACCGGATCCTCGGCAACCTTGCTCGAGCCCGGGGCGATGGCTTGGCGGAACGTGCAGCCCCAAGCGTCGTACCCGTCGCGGCCCTTCTGGTAAATGGACGGCCCGCAGTGGATGTCCTCGGGGTACTCACACTGGCGCCCATGGAAGCCCCAGCGGTTCATATCGACCATCTGCTCGAGCAGGCCGGCCAGGTTGGTCGCCTCGAGGGCAGAATGCCCACGGGTGCGCGCCACAACCGCGTGCAGCGTCACAGTCGCGACACGCACATAGCGCCCGTCGTTGCTCCTGCAGCGCGGGCCGGTGCCCTCGATCTCGATCAGCACCGTGGCATCGCCCACCGTGCCCTCAAAATCGAAGTCGTCATAGTTGGCGACCTCGACCCCCAGCTCCTCGGCGCGTATCGCGTCAGCGATGGCGAAATACAGATCCGAGGTCTTATCGAGCGCTCGAAAAGACATTGCGCGCCTCCTGCTCAAAGTATTCAACGAATTGACGCTGCGCCCGCTTCTCCCAACGCTCGAGGGTGCTCAAACCCTCATGCTCCCAATCCTCCATGACCCGGCCCACCGGCAGCCGCTCGCGGCCCTTGCGCCGAAACACGAGCGGATACTTGGTTTTCATAGGGGAGATGAATGCGTCGTCGTACTGGCGGTGCCCAACATTAACGCCCGCGCTGTTCTGCTTCGGCGTGCCCAGGTAATGCACGCTGATCGGCTTCAATCCGACCCACAACTTGACCGCCTTGGCCGTGGCCTGGGAATAGACGTTGTAGCGGTGCCGGATAGGGCTTTGCGCGATGCGCAGCTCGCGGGAGATCTCCCTCGAGCTATGCGTCCGGAGCCAGCTTGCCGTTTTCCTCAGTGCTCGAGCGGCCGCCAAGTCGAGTTGCTTGGTTGCGCGCCCGACAATGAGCTCAACGTCTACCCAGCCTTCGGCGGTCAGGTCGAGCGAGAAGCCTGCCATTTGCTTTGTGCTCCTGCAGGTGCCGAACGATCAGCCCAGGGAATCAGCGTCAGCAGCGTGCGCAGCCGGCCCAGTGGCTCAGCCGAGGCGATCCCGTATT